GAACGTGTTAAGAAAATTACACAAGAGTGGGTTAGACCTGGTCACAGAACTGGTTCAAACAGTCACAACGTATCTGCAACTATCAGTTTAAAGGCTGAAGATTGGGAATTGGCGGGAGATTGGATGTGGGAAAACAGAGATTTCTATAATGGATTATCTGTATTACCTTATGATGGTGGTAGTTATATTCAAGCACCATTTGAAGATTGTACTGAAGAAGAATTTGAAAGATTGTTCTCAAAACTTCACTCAATTGATTTAAGTAAAGTTATTGAGTTACAAGATAACACTGATTTAAGCGGAGAATTAGCTTGTGCTGGTGGAGCTTGTGAGATTAAATAATAGACATACAAATACTGATGAATCAAACAAGGGGGAAGATATTCCCCCTTTTGATTTTTATATTGAAAACGGAAAATATGTTTTTACTGAACATTATCATTTAAAAAGAGGTAGTTGTTGTGGTAATCAATGTCGTCATTGTCCTTATTTTCCTGCTCACAAAAAAGGAAATACTACTATATTTATAAACAATGGCTAACGGTGTAACATATGGTTTAAATTTTCCCTTCAGAGATTCTCGAAGAGGTGACTATTTGGAGTTGACTGAATTTCAAGCTCAAGAAATTAAAGCCGACCTAATTCATCTATTGTTAACTAGAAAAGGGTCAAGATATTTTTTACCAGGTTTTGGTACAAGATTATATGAATTTCTTTTTGAACCATTTGACGGATTAACGTTTAATGCTATTGAATCTGACATTAGAGACGCAATTGAAAACTTTATGCCAAACTTATTAGTTAATAGTTTAAGTATAACTCCTGCAGACCCACAAGAAGAGGTTGATATTGCAACAGGACAAAATACCGTTGGAAGTAGTGAATCATCAATATATAGATTCCCTGGTAAAGGAACTTCAGAATATACCGCAAAAATAAGAATTGATTATTCAACCAATGGTTCAACATTTGGTCAGAGTGATTTTGTGATTATCAATATTTAAATAAGATGGCAAATAATAGAATATCGTATACAAGTAGGGATTATCAGTCAATAAGAACTGAACTCTTAAATTACGCCAAAACATATTATCCTGATTTGATTCAGGATTTTAATGATGCATCAGTATTCTCAGTGTTTATTGATTTAAACGCTGCGGTTGCGGATAACTTACATTACAACATTGATAGAAGTATCCAAGAAACCGTATTACAATATGCACAACAAAGGTCGTCAATTTATAACATTGCCAGAACTTATGGATTAAAACTCCCTGGCCAAAGACCATCAGTTTCACTAGTTGATTTTTCAATTACAGTTCCTGCATTTGGTGATAAAGAAGACGAAAGATATTTGGGAGTATTAACAAGAGGTTCACAAGTTAGTGGTGCAGGTATTGTTTTTGAAAACATTTATGATGTTGATTTTGCTTCTCCGTATAACGCCCAAGGTTTTCCAAATAGACTTAAAATACCAAACTTCAATGCTAACAACGTATTGATTAACTACACAATTACCAAAAGAGAAATTGTTGTTAACGGTATAACTAAAGTATTCAAAAGAGTTATTAGTCCAAATGATGTTAGACCATTTTTCGAATTATTCTTACCTGAAAAAAATGTTTTAGGTATCACCAGTGTATTACTTAAAAGTGGTACCGAATATACTAACATACCAACAAGTGCTGAGTTCTTAGGTGTTTCAAATAGATGGTATGAAGTTGACGCTTTGGCTGAAGATAGAGTATTCATAGAGGACCCAACAAAGGTGTCGGACCAACCAGGAATTAAAGTTGGTAGATATATTCAAACTCAAGATAGGTACATTAGTGAGTATACCCCTGAAGGGTTTAAGAAGATGACATTTGGAGGTGGTACCAATACAGCTCAAGATGCTTTAAATCAATTCACAACATTAGGAACTACATTAGACTTACAAAGATATTCAAACAATTTTTCATTAGGTTCAGCATTAACTCCAAACTCAACACTATTTGTTCAGTACAGAGTAGGTGGTGGTTTGGCAACAAACTTAGGTACCAATGTAATTAATCAAATTGGTACAGTATCGTTCTATGTTAACGGTCCTTCAGAATTAACAAATTCTTCGGTAGTTAACTCATTAAGGTGTACAAACGTAACTGCGGCAATTGGTGGAGCAGGTCTCCCGTCTTTAGAAGAAATTAGAAACTACGTCTCATTTAACTTCTCGGCTCAGAAAAGAGCAGTTACAGTTCAAGACTATGAGTCTATAATCAGGAACATTCCATCAGAATTTGGGGCACCGGCAAAAGTTTCAATAACCGAAAACAACAATAAAATACTAATCCAATTATTATCTTACGACACTTCAGGTAAATTAACCAATATTGTTTCTGACACTTTGAGACAAAATGTTGCAACATACCTATCAAATTATAGAATGATAAACGACTACATATCAATCTTAACCGCTGAGGTTATTGACCTTAGTGTTGATGTTCAAATTGTATTAGATTCTGCCCAAAACTCAGGGCAAGTTATTACGGATGTTGTTGATAAGATTTCGGCATACTTTGACCCACAAGTAAGGGAATTAGGTCAAAACGTATATCTTTCTGAGTTAAGAAGTATTATTCAAAACCAAAATGGAGTATTAACTGTTGCAGGAATTAATGTTTACAATAATGTTGGAGGTCAATATTCTTCGGCGGAAACATCTATGGAATATTCGGACCCTGAAACTAAAGAAATCGCGCCTGTGGATGATACGGTATTTGCTCAACCCTCACAAGTATATCAAATTCGTTATCCAAACAAAGACATTAGAGTTTCGGTTAAAAATTTCCAATCAGTTACCTTCTCTTAATAGGTTTATTCTCGAATCGTTTAGTTTATAATTTTAAAAGAGTGTGTTTATACTTTAAAATTAACACATAAACTATTTATAAATTAAAGACATTACATGGGTCAATCATATAGAATAAAAACTGAACTCGGGGCTAACAAAACGATTAATATACAGTTAGACCAAGAGTTTGAGTTTTTGGAAATTTTATCGTTAAAGATACAACAATCTGATGTTTATACAAGAAGTTGTGCGGATTATGGTGTTCTTGTTGGTAGAGTAACCGCTAACAATGGGTTAGGAGTTCCTAATGCTCGAATATCGGTATTTATACCCGTTACTCCAATAGATGAGTCAAATCCGTTAATATCTAGTATATATCCTTACAAGTCCCCAAGTGACAAAAATGAAGACGGATACAGATACAACCTATTACCTTACGAAAAATCTTATTCAAAACATTCCGCAACAGGGACACTACCAACAAGGTCAGATACACTTACAGGGTCGACCGCAGTTGAAATTTTTGACACCTATTACAAATACACTGCCAAGACTAATGAGAGTGGTGACTACATGATAATGGGGGTTCCATTAGGTGAACAAACAATCGTTATGGATGTTGACTTATCAGATATTGGTGAATTCTCACTAACACCTCAAGATTTGATAAGGATGGGACTTGCAAGTGAGGCTCAAGTTGCGGGAAGTAAATTTAGGTCATCAACAGATTTAAACTCATTACCTCAAATTATCAATTTAACTAAAAATGTTGATGTGTCACCTTTATGGGGAGACCCGACTGTTTGCCAAATCGCGGTAAATAGATTAGATTTCGACTTAAGAGATGATGCCAATGTTGACATTCAACCAACTTCTGTGTTTATGGGTTCAATTTTCTCAACACCAGACAGTTTTAGAATTAGAAAAAATTGTAGACCTAGAGATAATATGGGTAATTTATGTGAGCTACAAGCGGGTCCAGGACAAATACTTGCGATTAGACAAACAACCCAACAAGATGAAGACGGAAATCCTGTTTTAGAACAATACGAATTAGAACAAAGTGGAAATGTGATTGATGGTGATGGAACTTGGTTAATCGAAGTTCCAATGAATTTAGATTATTTAGTAACAAATGAATTCGGAGAAAAAGTTGTATCAAATAACCCAACATTAGGGGTTCCGACAAGGGCGAAATATCGATTTAAAATTAAGTGGACACAAAATACTGCGTTGACTGAAATGACAAGAAGAGCATATTTTTTAGTTCCAAATGTTAAAGAATATGGGTGGAGCGGAACCACTTTTAATTCTACGGACCCAAATTATTTAGGTGTAACAACAACAGAAGGTAAACAATTAGGTAGTTCTTATTATTTTGGTTTGGCATGGAGCGGATATACTGATGGGTTTATTAGCCAAAGAAAAATTGACAGACTCAATGATATTATAGATTGCAATGATACGTTTTATCAGTTTGAATATAACAAAGTATATACCGTTTCAGGACTCATTGACGAATATAAAAATGGATTTTCTCGAGGTAGATTCTTAGGGATTAAAGAAATTGATTCACAAGATTGTGACTCAACGGTCAATAAATTTCCAGTAAATGATGGGGTTAGAAATTTTGATTTAATCTATTTTTTATTTTCAATCATATTTCAAGTAATTCAGTTATTTGGGGTACCTTTATTAGTGATTTACCATTTTATCGCTTTTTTATGGAATAATTTTTCGGTACCATTTTTAGCGTACCTTATAGTTAATTTTACATTTAACGCGATTAATTATTGGTCTTTATTTGCAGGTGCCGTCGCGGGAACTGCTGCGTTTGGAGCCACAGCAGGACAAATTGCTGGATTTATCGCTCAAGCGTTATTATATACTGCGGGAGTATTTTTTCTCACATTTAATTTTAGAAAAATTGTTAAGTATAAATTCGGTAGATTTAAAATCCCAATGATAACCTATCCTGAATGTCAAGCTTGCGATTGTGAACCTGAAACAACAAGTAGTAGTGACTCAAGTTACCCAAATAGTACGTTAACTCAATTAAGTAATAATGGATTATATTATGAAAAAATGTTATCAAGTCCGGCAATTGTTGATACTTTTCCTGATGATGGTGACACGAATAGGCAACCAGATAGGGACGTTGCTGCGGTTTCCTTTTCTCAAACAATAGGTACAAGAACAGATGGAAAAAATAATAATACAATTTATAAATCAACAGAATCCGACGAATTTATTTTTCCTGTTGAAGGGAATGGACGACAAGAGTTTTTTTCATATTCAAATCAAATACCTTTAGGTGAGAGAATAAACGTATTCAACACCAGAAAAAAATATTTTGACGGTGTTAATAAAATTAGTGTAACATTTGATGTAAACTCTAATTTTGGAAAAAATCATTTTGATAATACAATTACTATTTTAACTTCAGAATTATATGAAAGTGGAGAGCTATTAACGTTTGTCAATCCTGAATCAACAACTGATATTAATTATTTATGGACAGGGACAACGATTAATGAAGGTTTGGTTACTGGAATAAGTGGAATACCAATAAGACCTAGTAGTTCAAATTTAACAATAGAGTATGCCGTAAGTCAAACCACAAGTCAAAGTCTTACATATTTTTTATCCTCAGGGTCAATATATGATAACTACAAATATCCTCTCGATATTGAATATTATCAGGTTATTACAGGTATAACAGTATCTGATGCAATGAAACTGTGGTCATTAAGCACTAACACTAGTTATTTTCCAAAGATTTTAATGTCACAAACAGATATAAATTGGAATTTAAGGAAGGGCTCGTGGGGAAGTATTACAACAAATACCGTCACACCCTCAGAATTTTTTACAGATTTTGATAATCAATATATTACAATTTTACAAAGAGGTGTGGACCCATATTCACCTAAATACGTGAACCAATATGGTTTGGGTAAAATATTTGGTTTAGGGAATGAATCCGATTTAACAATTACTGCATCAACAAGATTAAATATTCCGATACAAAAATTGACGACAGGAGGGCTCTCAGTTCAAAAACATACTCAGCAAAATAACATTTACAATCCATCTTATTTTTTCTTACCTGGAGATGCATTTTCAGCATTTACTACGTCAAACGTTGGTTACTACGGTGCGTTGGACGGTGATTATGGATTATCAACCGCAAGTCGAAAAAATATTGACGGAGTTTTTGGTGTTGTAACAAAAACAAGTAACGAATCTTACTATGCAGGTTCTTATGATTTATCGGAGGATTTGTCGGGAGCCGCTTATTACTATAATGAGACTATCAGGAACGCTAAAAAACCTAAACAGGTGACTATCACATATAATAGCCCTAGTTTGTATCCGACATTATTATCGTCGCCAATGTTGATTAGTACAAAATCGAATAATATTATGAGAACGGATAGATTACCATCTTCAGATTATCTTGATAGTAGTGAATGGTCGTACAATCCGGCATTATTACAACAAAATCTTGGATTTACTGTCTATATTATTAATACAGATACAGAAGATTTCACATCTGAAAGATTTGGTAGCGGTGCTCAAACATATTCACCTGATGTTGAAGGACAATTAGCTGCAGATACTTTAGAATCTTTTGATTGTACTAAAATGGTTGGGTTAAAATGTTACAGTGGAGACAGTGTAACATTTGGGATAAAGGATGGATGCAAAGATTCCGACACTATTGAAAACGGGTGTTATGTTTTTATGGAACGACCGTTAGTTGATTTAACTAAGGATTTAAAATCTTTTGGAGAATGGGGGTATCGATTTAGATTTTTCTACGGATTATGTAGAGGAGTGTTATCTCAAATGTTTGTTAATAATTGGGTGAATGGTACTTTATATACATACCCCATCCAAGTTGACACATATTACGATAGCAACAACAAACCTTTACCACCTGAATTCTGTAAAGATTTAATATACTTTGATAGGAACACTAATAATTTTTATTATAGGAGTAGTCCTTACAACGATACCACTAATAGATTTGTCGGGAAATCTACTAGTGGACAAAGAGACCCGATAAATAGTAGAAATCTTCTGTACCCTACAACTATAATAAATCTTGGTATGAAGGATTCGTTTTATTCTGAAATTACATTTGACCCAACAACAAAGGGTTATATAATGGACAACTTAGAGAGTACCAGTTATTCGGATATGTCTGATTTAGTAAATTTGTTTGTTATTTCTAGAATAACTGATGAAAAATTTTTAGCACAGTTATTTGCGGTTTTTAACAAAAACAATTCTTTAGACCAATTATTCACTCGAAATGAGAAAAGAATTGATGGTGACTTGGCTCAGCTTATGTCTATAAATTCTGAAGAAGGTGTTATTAATTTCTCACCTGAGTACTATAGTTCAACTGGTTCACTAAGTGACCCCGTAGTCATACTTGCGCCTAATAGTGGTAATGTAACTATGGGGGTTTTTTTCTCATCAACAACTGAAGACTTACAATTTAAAGATTACTTAACTCCTGGCAGAATTAATTTTAGAGGGACGAATAATCAATTATATCCGTATCCATATGGTATAAAGTCTCAAGTGGTACCATTTTATCAATGGAAGTTAAACAACACTAATACTATTTTTGGAGACCAATATAATTCTTGGGCAACAAATACTAGCGATATTTTCTCCAGAGAATACCAATCATTAGATAGGACTTCAATTACTACACCATCTTATTTTAAGGGTTCTAACACTTCAATAACCGATACATTTGCTAGAGGGTATATATTTAACACATCCGCGAATAGTCCGGATAGTTGGTCATACTCAATTAATGCGGGTCAGTACCCAAATAAATTTTTAGTTGGAGCACCATTTCATTTTTATTTTGGATTAATCAAAGGTTCTTCGGCGTTAGATAAATTTAAAACAAAATATTCTTTAAATGAGTAAGTACACTATAGTCCCAAGTACTTTAACATACAAGGGTGCGCCATCTATCAATCAGAAAATTTCAATTAATCTTGACGAACAAAGTCAGGAAATAACTGAGTACGACAGAAGCGCCACAATAAGTCTTGCTCAAGTTTATGATGACGAGAGGCAGGCTTGTACCGTATTTAGACCAACATTTAAAGTTACTTATTTGTATGATAACACATATACAGGGACTACAGGGTATTTGCCATTTCAAAATAATCTTTATTATATTTCACCCGAGTTATCAAAACAAAGTGGTATTTGGAAAGGGTTTCCTCAATATTATGAATTTGACTTTTATAGACCAGACGTTAAGGACCAACATTTTCAATACAAAGCAAAAAGTGCTTACACTTACAATTGGTCTTATTATTTAACTTATCCGTCGGATAACAATTATAATCAAGAATTGACATATTATTCAACTAACTCTAACGATATTATTTGGAAAGCAAGTGATGGTATTCCATTTACAATTACAAATACCTCACAGAATGGTAATGGGTTAATTTCATTTACCTGTGTCGCACCTCACGGATTAACTCCAAATGAATATGTTGAGTTATCGTTAACTTATAGAAATTCAAACATCTTCCAAGTGTATTCGTTAGGAACAGGATTATTCGGTACAGATGTATACACATTTAATGTGTTAAATATTGGGTACACGGGTACAACATTTAACAATGGTACGACAGGTACTTTTAAAAGAGTAATTAACCCAGATAATTTAACTGAGACAAGGTCGGAATATTATGTTAAACAATATAAAGTTTTAACCAACTTAACTGATTTGGCGGTTACTAAAGTTGGATTTGAAAAGAACGTTTTTGGGGAGCAAATGAAGTTAGAATATAGCTCAATCACTCCAAACAATATTACAAGAGTTTCTCAAAAGTCTAGTAGTAATGCCTACAACTTCACATCAAATTACGATATTGATTTGAATGGTTATAAAGATAATCAGATGAGGCCTTTAACTGAACTTAACCTTACCATCGTTAATAAAGGTTATTCAGGATATTTTAATATGCCATTTGATGGTGTTGGATTAAAACAAGGGTGGGGGTTTAATTTATCAAAAACGATTAATCCTTGGTGGAGTGATAATAACCAAAAATCGAACACAACAATTCCTGTTTCGGGATATACATTAACTAATGGTGAAACCAAAAGTTTTTTCTATAACTTGGATTTAAAAAAGGATGATATCATGGATGGAGATTTTTGTGAGTGGAATGATTATGAACAGGTAGAAAGAGTTGTGTCACCATATTATCACAAAATTAAGTTTAATCAAACTGTATTTGCGACTACCACGGTGCCAACAAACAACGCTCCAGGGTATTACTATAAACCACATAACCCTATGACTTTAAGAGTATTTTCAGATTATATTGAAACCGCGGGCATTGAGGTTTTAGACCAAGCGCCTAGTTGGTCGTTTTATTCTTCGGCCGACCAACAATTTAGATGGAGAGATTTATATACTTATGGATTTGTAGATAACCTTGATAGAGGTGTTGAATACCCGTTTTTTAATACTGCTCATTATCCGTTTAAAAATGTTGTATTTAGACTAATACCTGAGGGGATAAATTATAACGAAGTTCAAAGTGACTTCTCATTTAAACCGTTAATTGATGAGTGTGAATAAATTTATTATTAGACAAGATGGATTTGATGATAAACAAATCAACATTCCTGTAGAACTTAAATGGGACTACTTGGGATTAGATATGGCTATTGATGAATACGAAACAAACATTGTGACAGAAGTTATTGGTGTCGGTAGAGATTTTGAAATCTCAAGGTTTGCTCACGCCCCTGCAACAGGAACAACGAATAACACCGAAATCAACTATGAGTTTTATTTCTATTCAGGCGGTTCGAT